ATGGATAAAAACGTTCAGGCTGATTGTCTTATGGCTTTGGCGCAATATGCGCTTGATGGGGATATGCCGGGCTTAACACCGGAAGTTAGAATGTTTATGACGTTGGCTAAGCCGCAGATTGATGCCAACAATCAAAAATTTGTAAACGGCAGCAAGGGCGGACGTCCGAAGAGAATAAATAACCAAACCGAAACCAAAACGGAACCGGAAAATAACCAAGAAATAACCGAACCAAAACCAAACGATAACCAAACCGAAACCAAAACGGAACCAAAAGAAAACCAAACGGAAACCGGGATTAAACAAAAAGAAAAAAACAAGAATACCCCCTTAAACCCCCAAGAAGAAAAAAATAAAATATATCCCCCCTTAACCCCTAAAGGGGTAGTCCCCCCAAATAAAAAATCCCCGAAAAAAATTTCTTTTTCTGACGTTTTGGACTGGGAAAGCTTGTTTGATTACTGGGAAAGCTGGAAAAAGGGCGGGAGATACAAGAACGCGGAGAGCCGCAGCCGTATGCTTGCCAAGCTGAAGGAGTTGACCGGGAACGATTTTGATTTGGCGAAAAGGGCTATCTGCCATTGCGTTGATTCCGGCTATCAGGGATTTGCAAACGGCGCAGAGCTGTTTTATAAGCCGTCTAAAGACCCGCCGGGAAGGGAGCAGGCTCGCCAAGCAGCGCTTGCAAAAGAGAGGGAATTTTTATCTCAATTTGACCCAAATGAGGAGTTTTGATGAAAAATTTTGAGTTTAACAACTGGGTAGAATACACCCGCAGCATTTATCCCGATTTCAGAGCGGACAGCGAAGGGCTGAGGGATGTTTGGCAGCAGGTTCTTGCGAATGCAACTCTTGCCGAAGCCAAGGCGGCCGTGTCGCAATATGCGGCGACATCCAAAACCGGTTTTGCGCCCAAAGGCGGCCAAATTGCCGAAATAATCAAGCTTAATCGGCAGAATCAGTCGCCGGCCTATCAGCCGCCGGGCGAACTGGTTGAGGATATGCCGGAGCGAAGATTCCACGAAGACATTGCGCTGGGGCGGTGTCGGCATAACCTGTACTGCTACCGGGATGCGGCGGCGCTGGTTAAATCCGGCGAGGCGGCGGACTTTGACGAAGGGTTAAGGCTTTCGTGCCGCAAAAGAACCGCGGCAAGGGGAGAACAGCCGCGCGATTTTGAATTTCCGAGCGATGAGGATTTGCAAGCGGCCGGGCTGAAAGGCGTTAAGGCAAAATCCGGCGATTGCAAGCGAATACTGGAAAGCTTTATCCGCCAGTGGAGTATGCCGCGATGACAGAAATAGGGAATAAAGTCAGGACATTTATTGCGGACTGCATAGATGAATATCCGGCGAAGGCCGACCGGATAAAGGTTGATATAAGCGTTCGCTGGGGGACGTGCGAAGTTTCTTTGAGTAATGCGAAAAGCCCGCTTTATTACTCAAAAGAAATTGAGTTGACAGAGATTAAGGAGCGGCCGGATATAAAAGCCGTAGCGCTGGAAGTTTACAAATAGGGAGGGGCGATGTGGATTCAAAGAATGCGGGTCAATGCTTTAGACCATTATGAAAAGTTGGATTGGCTTGATTTTATGGCTTTTATACAGAATGTGAGGATTGGCTGGAAATGGTAGAGACTAAGCGTTGCACAAAATGCGGGAGAGAGCTCCCGCTCTCCGAGTTTTCGCGACTGAAGGGAGGAAAAAACGGTTTACGTTCGCTCTGTAATGAATGTAATCGGGCGATAGTTAGAGCTTGGCAAAAAGCTAACAAAGAAAAGATTGCGAGATACCAACAGGAATATCGCGATAAACGCAAGCAAAAGATGAAAACCTTGGCAGCGAGGGAAAGAGAGGCGCGGCGCAAAGCTTTTGCAAAAGACGTCTTGGGGGGATATACGATTTACATTCTGAACTATCCGACCAACAAAGAGCGCAAGTACAACGCCGTCAGTACAGCCGGAGATGTTTTTAAAACCAACAGTAAGGCAGAATTTTTGCAGTTTGTTCAAGGATTATAAGGGGGCGAGATGGAAGAATATATCAATAAGGAAGAGCTGAAACGGCGTGGATTTCAACGAGGGAAAGACCATGTGTGGCGTCAGTTGAGTGTGTTGGAGCAGTTGGCACAGTATGGATGGCTGGAATATGGTTCTCGAAAGTTTACGGCGCTTGACAGGCTTTCGGCGGGAAAACGGTTTTACAGCGATTTTCACGCTTCGGGGATGCAATCTCTTGGTGTAAATGATATGGAGCGGATTAAAGTTGATGGCGGGGGAAATGATAGCGCTCCTGAATATGTGTTAATGGCGCGTGAACGTTTCGTCCGTGCATTGCGGGCAATAAACCCGGATTTTTTTCCAGTTATTCACAAAGTTGTGTTGGAAGACAAAATGGTTGCTCTAAAAGGCACCGAATGGATAAAAATAAAACAAAAAACACACTTGTGTACGTTTTTATGTTTGGGGTTGGATGAACTGATTTGTCATTATTTAAAAAAACATATTGACAATACTAAGTCGTTATGTTAATTTTTTTATATGATGGAAGATTAGGCTTAAAAGCCAGCTTCCATTTTTTTGTTGAATGTTCATTAACTCGCCGCCCGTGGCTTTTGCTTCGGGCGGTTTTTTTGTAAGGTTGATTATGATGGCCGGGCGTCCGCTGAAGTTTAAGAGCGTTAAAGAGCTGCAAAAAAAGATTGATGCATATTTTGCCCGTTGTGAGAAAGAGGATGAGCCGTTAATGATTACCGGATTGGCTCTGGCGTTGGATACGACCCGAGACACATTAATGGATTATGAAGGAAAAGACGAATTTTCCGACACGATAAAAAAAGCCAAGCTTAAAATTGAACGTGCGTATGAATTGCGTAATATCAAACGCGGGAATGCAGGTGATATTTTTGCGCTGAAGAATTTCGGTTGGAAAGATAAGACGGAAAGCGACGTTACGCTTGGGGGAAGTATCAACGTTATGCCTTCAGTTAAGCTGGACGGGCAGGAGCTTGCCCTGAACATTGGAGATAACCCGGATGTTGGAATTGCCGGAAATACTTAACGTTCCCCCGAAGCTTATCCCCTTTGTAACGAATTTGGGGAAATACCGGTATTATTTGGCAGAAGGCGGGCGCGGAAGCGGTAAGTCGCAGGTTTTCGGCCGTCTTGTTTTATATTTGTGCGAGAAAAGGAAAGTTTCAGTATGTTGCGGACGAGAAACGCAAACCTCTATTGAAGATTCCGTTTATAAGCTTTTGGTGAAGCTGATTAAGAAATATGAGCTTAATTTTGAAATTACTTCAGCCAAAATAAGGCACAGGGTAACGGGGTCGGAAATTATTTTCCGGGGTTTTCGCGAACAGGGCGTTGAAAACACCAAAGGTATGGAAGGATTTGACATTGTTTGGGTTGATGAAGCCCAAATGTTGTCCAAGCGGACGATTGATGTTATTATCCCGACAATCCGAAAGGAAAATTCGGAGGTATGGTTTTCGATGAACCGTCGTGTCCGTAATGACCCGGTGTATGTATTTTGCTTAAACCGGCCGAATTGCCTGCATATTCATGTTGATTATTTTGATAATCCGTTCTGCACCAAAGAGCTGCTGGATGAAGCCGAAATCTGCAAAAAACAGAACGACAAGGATTACCGCCATATTTGGCTTGGCGAGCCGCTGGCGGAAGCGGAAGACTATCTGTTTAACTCGTCGAAGGTTGCAGCGATGTCTAAAATTGAGCCTTGGGGCGATATGTTTCCGAAGCAGCGGGTTATCGGCATTGATTTCGCGGCAAAAGGAAGCGATTTGTCCGTGGCGACGGTTCTTGACCGGGTCGGGCAGACGCATTGGCGCGTTGTGGCACAGGAAGCGTGGTCGGAAGCTGACCCGATGATTTCCACCGGAAAAATTGTCAACCTTTTGGGGCAGTATCGGCCGACGGCGTCAATAATTGATATTGGCGGGATGGGATATGTTGTTTACGCGCGCTTGTTGGAGCTGGGCGTAAGCATTAATCCGTTTGACGGGGCTGAAAGAAGTCTGGCAAAGGAATACGGCAACACGCGGGCGTGGGGCTATTATATGCTTAACGAGTATATCAATGAAGGCCGGATTATTATGGACAGCCCGATGACGGAAGCGGAGCTGTTGGAAATCAGGATAAAATATAAGTCCAACGGCGAACGGCTGATTGTCAGCAAGGACGAAATGCGAAAAAACGGAATTCATTCACCGGACAGGGCGGACAGCCTGATGATGGCCGTATTTTGCATTAAGAACTTTATCGGGGAAAAGCAAATGGAAGCGCCGCATAAAATTATACGGCGTTCGGTTTCAAAATTTTAGGGAGAAAAAATATGGGAAGTTGGGTTAGCGCGCCGTTTGATGCGGTAAGCTCTCTCGTTAAAGGAGATATTGGCGGTGTTGCGGATGCTGCATTGCGTGGTGTTTCGGCCGGGACGTTCGGTGTAAATAAAGGCAGTCTGTATAACATAGGCGGTAAGCAGATTGTGGCAAAAGACAATACATCGGCGCAGATACAGTCGGATAAAATCAAAAATTCCAAGAAAAGGCGCGCTTTATATGGAACTTCCGGCGGCGTGCTGGGGCAGGAAGTTTTTGATGTCGGTAACAATAATCGCGGCAACTTGTTTGGGAATTAAAGAAATGGGTGGAATAGCAGGAATGACCAAGGTCTTAAGAGACTACAATGCATACGGTTTTAAATCGAAGGAAGATGCGGCGAAGGCTATAGTTGACGAATCGAAAAGAATGGGGGGCGACGGGTTTTTCAAACATTTTAGCCCTTCAAGCGATTTTGGCGAAAAATACTATAACAAAAATTATTCAAACACCAGATATTCATATACGCCGAGTTCGGAGGATAACGGTGCTTCTGAGGAAAGAAGCACAACGGTATTTGGCAATAAAACCCGGACAGGCGTTTTGTTTGGCAATAAAAGACGGCAGAATTTGTTTGGAAATTAAATGAAAAACACGTTTGACATCATTAAAAAGCGTTACAATGAGCTGAAAAGCGAACGCCAGAAGTATGTTTCCCGTTGGGAAGACATTGCTAAATATGTCGGTATCCGAGTGCGGCCGCAAAACTATTTTAACCAAGGGGAAGTGAACAAAGACGAGGATTTGGACAAGTATACCGAAGACCCGACGGCGTCGCTTTCCGTACAGCAGGCTGCCAATTATCTGAAGGGCATCATGTGGGGCAACGGTGAAGGTGCGATTTCAATAGAGCCGTCAGATGATGTTTTGGAACTGGTAAGCGGCGATTATGTTATGCCGTGGTATGAATATGCTTCCGAGCAGATTTTAACGCAGATGAACCACTCAAACGCCGGGCTTAATTCTGCTTTGGACGCTTATTTGTATGACCAGCACGCGTTTGGAACATCCGGCGTCGGGTGTTATCCTAATTCGGCTTATAGCAAGGGGTATGATACCAACGTTTTGCTGTTTCGTCCGTATGGAGTGGATACGCTTTGCATCGACGAGGGCAAAAACGGGATGGTCGAGATTGTCAGCAATACTTATCAATGGCGCTGCAATCGTCTGGTTTCGGAGTTTTGCAGCCGGGGAGACGGTTTTGACGAGGAAATGTTTAAGCGTTTGCCGGAAAAGGTTCAGGCTGCTTGGAACAACCAAAATCTTAACAATATTTTCACCGTCGTACAGATGATTGTGCCGCGTGAGGATTTTGTACCGGGGGCATTGGGTAAAAAAGGCTGCAAATATGTCGGCTATTGGTTTGAGGAAAGCGAAGACCACGCTTTTTATGAAGAGGATTACCGCGATATGCCTATTCCGGTGGCGCGGGCTGTCAAAATACGCGGCGAAGTATATGGACGCGCTCCGGGAACGATGCTGATTTCGACAATTCGCTGTATAAATCAGGCTGTTTCGGACTGCATGACGACAATGGCTAAAATGGTTGAACCGCCTATCGGCATCTTAAATACGGCGTTGTTTGGCGACGATGTGGTTGACACTTCGGAAAAGGGGTTGACTGTTTTTAACGCTGCTAAATTGAACGGACAGAGTCCGATTATCCCGATACAGGACGTCGGAGACCCCTCCAAACTGGTGGCGTGGCTTATTCCGTATTTGAATGAAAAAGTGGCGACAGCGTTTGGAATTGATGTTTTGTTGGATTTTGCCGCTAACTCTGATATGACGGCAACCGAAAGTCTGCAACGCTTTTCTATACGCGGAAAGTCCATTTCCGGCATGATATTGCAGCAGAAAACGGAGCTGTTTGAACCGCTAATCCGCCGGGCGGTGTCAATTCTTATGGATAAAGGGATACTCGGGGTTGACCCCACCGACGAGGAATTGGTGGCGCAGCTGATGGAGCGGGGATTGCAGGAAAGGATTGTCCCCGATGCTGTTGTGCAGTGCATTATGGAAGGGAAACCGTGGTACAAAATCAAATTTAACAATGACGTGGACAAGCTCGGCAAAACGGAGAAGGTTGACGACCTCTTGAGGTTGATAAATGTTATTACGGCGTTAATGGCGGTTAATCCGCAGATTTCTATGGCGGTAAACTGGTACAAGCTTTTGGCTGATGTATCTGAAGCACTTGGTTTTCAGGGCAATATTATGTCGGAAGACGAATTCAGACAGCAGATACAGGTACAGGTGGCGCAGCAGCAGGCGATGCTACAGGCGCAGCTCGGCGAGGCTGACGCCCGGGCAAACCGGGAAAATGCGCTGGCTTTAAAGGAGATGAACAATGCAGAATAGCCTTTTGTCGGGGATTGAAGAATACAGGGAAAAGCAGGAACGGCAAAAAAAGGAACTAAAAGAATTTAATGACAGGATGCGCAGTATTGCGAACCGTTTGTTCAGTACGAACGACGGCAAGGAATATGCCCGCCAGATGATAAGGGCTTGTCGTTTGCTGGAGGCGGAACCGAGGGTTTTGCCGGCAGAAGAACTGCGGAATCTTCAGGCGCAGAAAGATTTCGTCAATATGTTTGTAACAAGGCTGGTAGACAGGAAAGTGTTTATCGGCATTTTGGAAGGGATTTAATTCATGGAAGAATCAATGACAGACGTTTCTGAACAAGGTTCAGAGACACAATCTGACGCAAATGCCGCTGGGGGTGATACCGGCGGCTTTTCTGTTCCCGAAGAATATAAAGACGCGGGATGGAGCAAAAACATCAAGTCTTATGACGACCTTTGGAAAATGAACGCCAACGCGCAGAGCCTTATCGGCCGGAAGACCATCGGCATTCCGTCTGATAAGTCGACGCCGGAAGAATGGCAGAGCTTTTTTGAAAAGGTGCGTCCGGAGAAGTCCGAAGAATACGGGCTTGAGCTTGAAGGTGATGACAAGGCCTTTTATGAAAAGCTGTTTTTCGACAACGGAATAAGCACAACGCAGGCCAAAGGCATTATGAACGCCTATCAGGCGCGTATGCAGCAGGCAGCGGCAGGGCTTGTGTCGGAAGAGGGATTCAGACAGGAAATGCAGGGGCGCTTCGGCGACAAGTACGAAGACACGGTAAAGTCTCTGTCCGCGCTGATTTCCCGTGAGGCAAGCGAGGCTGATAAAAAGGTGTTGAATGCGATGCCCAATAATGTGCTGGGGATTATGTACGGTATTATTAACAGCATTAAGACACGATATGCCGTAAATGATTCCGACGCGGCAAAATCCGGGGGCAGCGCGGCTTCGGGCGTTCCCGATTATGCAGGGTACTGCAAAGAGGTTGAAGCTTTAAACCGCAGGCCGCATTCCACGGCGGATATTGCCGCTTTGAAGTCTAAGTACAATATTCCAATGATAAAGTAAGGGGAAAGATATGTTAAAGGTTACTTGCAGCGGTGCATTCCGCAACAACGGGGAAATGAATGATTTTTCCGATTTTGAAATGATTATGCCGGACTGTCCCGACGAGTGGATTAAATCCAATTGTATTAACCGTTGTTTTGTCCGTATGGGCGAAAAGGCATTTAAAAAGCGTATTGACAGCATTCACAGTTTGTACGTTGACAATGTGGAACGTAATTATGCGCCAAAGGATAAGAACGGGAAAGCCGTTAAACTGAAACCGTCATGCTGCGGCAAAAAGATTAAGTCGCTGACATGGGACGAGTTGCAGGATTTGGCAATTATGTTTTGCCTGCGCGAGATTCCGTTGTATCGCGAGGGGGATTTGCGCCGGGCGCGGGAAATTGCCTATAAAGAGTATTGTTCGAAAATTGCCGGGCAGAAATTAAACGACGGTTTTAATTTTGCTATGGCCGTTGATTTTGATATTCCCGATGAGGCGGCAAAAGTTGCCGAATATAAAGGGAACGCCAAAGAAGTTTTGGCAGGCAGGGATACTGGCGACAAATTATAGGCAGAAAATTTTACAAGCCGCCGGATAAGCTTTGCCCCGGCGGCAGATAACCTCGGCCGGAGGTTAAACGGCAGGAGAATCCGTTAAGGACAACTTTCCGATAAAAATAAACGTTTTAATTTTTATTGGAGAAACAATATGGTAGAATTAGCAGGGAACGGCGGCATTGACCAGGCTGCCCTTACCCAGTTTGAGCGCAATTTTATGATGCTCGCACAGCAGAAGCAGTCCAAGTTGGAAGCTTCCGGTGTGGTAAAATATCTGGCTACGGACGGCAAATACAATACTTTGCCGCGGATGGGGAAAATTGAGCTCGTCAAGGTTGACGGGAGAAACCCTCTTAAACAATATACCGATTACTCGGTAGATAACAGAATGCTTCGTAAAAACCGTTTTACCGCGAGCGTGCTGCTGGATGAAAAGCATGATGTCAACGAGTTGATTACCGACCCGACGTCGTATATTATGACCAATCTTCTTGCGGCGAAAAACCGCGTGATTGACCGCGTTATCTGTGCTTCGGCTATCGGTCCGGTACTGGTTGGCTCGCCGAACGGACCGCAGGAATTTATTTCAGCGGCTGACGACGGCGTACAGACGGTTGATGCGACTTCCGGTGTAAACTACGAGACCTACACGTCCATTATTCAGACTTTCGTCAACAGCGAAATTACAATGGATATGATTTATCAGGCTAAATTGCTGATTACCGGTAAGGAAAATACGGCACTGATGAACGAGGACAAGTTTATTAATACCCGTTATATGCCGGGATATGCGGTGGAAAAAGGTTTTGCCAAGCCGGGCGCGCTGGACTTTATCCTGTTTTCCGGTTCGGTAACGGGCGGCAATACGGTAACAAATCCGATTTTGCCGGAAGAGGCAACTACCCGTCATTGTCTTGCGTTGGCACCGGATTCCGTAGCCGTTTCCATGGAGCTGGCTCGTCTGGCGGTTGAACAGTCGGCAACTCACGTCAACTCAAAAGAACTGACCATCGACTTCTGGATTAATGGTATGCGTACTGAAGGCGCGCGGGTCATTGATGTTAAAACAACCATTTAAGGAGAAAAGATATGGCGATTGTTGAAAATCCGTATCATACGGCAAAACCGCTTGACCCGATGTTTACGGTCGGGCGCGTCTTGCGTACCGTGCAGGCACGGGTTGCTATTACGGCGTCTTCTGCCAATAATGATGTGGTTATTCTGGCCAAAGGCGTACCGCCGACAGCCAGAGTTGTACATATTATGTTGCCTAAAGGTGTAACTGCATTGACCGGTTGCACGGTTGATATCGGGCTTTATAAAATGTCCAAAGGCCTGAATGATAATGCGGAAACCGAATATACGGCGGTGGATGAAGACGCTTTGGTTGACGGGCAGTCGTTTGCCGAAGCTTTAGGCAATATTGATATTGTCGGGGCAAATATTTCAAGCTTTGACGCAACAAAAGATTTGGCAACGCTGGCTGGTGCTGCTGCGGGAGATTTTCCGGCAGAGGGCTATGCTATCGGCGCCAAACTGGTTGCTAAAGGCTCGGTCAACGGCAATATTGAATTGGATATCCTGATTGAACAGGATTAACGCGAAGGGCGGGGCTTAAAGCTCCGCCTTTTTTCAGGATTTGGCAATGGTAAGCAGTAAAGTTGAAATTTGCAATCTGGCTCTTTCCTGTATTGGCGACAAAGGGTCGGTTGAGAATATTGACGAGCCGTCAAAACAAACGGAAATTGTCTGTGCCAAATGGTATGACATTTCGCGCCAGACGGCATTAAAACAGATGATGCCCAGTTTTGCCCGCAAAAGGGAGTATTGGGCGCTTGATGTTAATGGCAAGCCGGATTTCGGCTACAGGTATGCCTACAAATACAAAAACGACTGTCTGAAAATTCTCGGCATTGGAAATTTGTATGAAAAGCGCAACGATTATGCGGTGGAAGGCGGATATTTGTTTATTAACGAACATTTTCCCGAAGGGCTGCCGGTACGGTATGTCAGGGATATTACGGACGTTACTAAATATACGCCTGATTTTGTACATCTGTTTGCATGGTTTCTGGCTCGTGATATTTGCACGGAATTAATGGAAAGCAGTGCCAAGTATGCGGAAATCGAGCAGATTTTGCCAATGAAAATTATGGAATATTGCGGTGTTGACGCGCAGGAAAACAAGCCGATACGCATTACCCGTTCACGGCTGATGCGGGCGAGAGCCGGGCTTTATCCGTTAGGGAGAAAAGCATAATGGCGCAGCTTGTAATAAATAATTTTACCCGGGGAAAGCTTGACCACGATTTAAACGGGCGTTTTGACCTGCCGTTTTATTTTAACGGATTTGAAGTCTGCCGCAATCTTATATCTAATTACAAGGGAAATATTAAATTTCGCACCGGGTTCAAATATGAAGCGCAACCGTTTAACAATACCGAGCCTGTGCTGAAAGAGTTCCGGTTTAATACTGAACAATCGTATCTGCTGGAGTTTACCGAAAACAAGCTGCGTTTTTATACCTATGATGCGAATGGCAATTTCGGTTATGTTTACGATACGGAAGCGAAAAATGAGGCACCGGCGTTTACATCCAATTCACAAGACGGCTATGAAGTTTCTGATGCTCTGGGAAAAAGTGATTGTTATAAAATTTTTAACGGGGTATCTTCGTATGTTGTGGGGGCTTGGAAGAATTATTGGGTACAGATTAAGTATCCGTCTGTGAAAATAGTTAAAAGCTACAAGATAAAAGCGGACAGTGCCGGAGAACCGGAATATCCGACGGCTTGGTCTTTGTGGGGTTCTAATGACGGAAATGTATGGCAGACGATTGAAGCCAAAAATGGCCAGAGTTTTTCTTTAGGAGAAGAAAAGACTTTTGAAGTTAAAAACGACGTGGCGTTTACTTATTATCGTCTGGCTTTTACTGACGGACGGCTTTATGGCGGTAACGGCGAAATCGGGAGAGTTCAGTTTTTTACCGTAGATGAAAACCCTTTGCCGATTGAACTTGACACCGGAATTACGCTGGAACAGGCAAAAAAACTGCAAGTTACCCAAAATGCAGATGCCATGTATCTTACAATGGATGAAATTAATCCTAAAATTTTAAAAAGAGAGTCTGCGACACAGTTTTCTATTGCCGATGTTTCGCCAGACGGCATAAAATTTGATGAAACTGGTTATCCGGCTTGTGTTACTTTTTATTCGGCGCGGTTGTGGTATGGCGGATTTTCAAAAAAGCCGTTGACGGTTTATGGTTCTGAAGTGGCTGAATACAACAATTTTGTTATACCTGAAAGCAATATTGACGATGAAGACCCTCTGGAGTTGACGCTGTCAGAAATTACAGACCCGATAGAATGGATGGTCGGAGGCAAGACAAACCTGTATGTCGGCAATGCCGAGGGGATAACGCTTATTAACGGCGGCGGATATGAAATTCCGATTACGGCAACGGAAGTCAATGCCGATTTGGCTAATAAGGAGGGAGCTTCGCGGGCAGTACCAACGCAGAAAGACAGTCAGGTTTTTTATATATCAAACGACAGGCGCAAGGTTTATATGTTTGATTATGATTTGCTGACGGAGAAATTTTTATCAACGGATTTAAACTGGCTGGCACAAGACGTAACGCGCGGAAGATTGAAAGAAATTCATTATAAACGGGACGATAACAATATTATATATGCTTTGCTTGATAACGGGCAGATGGCCGGACTTTTGTATAATTCCCGCGAAAGCATTATGGGGTGGTTTCCGCTTGAAACAAACGGAACTGTTACCAGTATGTGTACGGTAACGCGCCCGGACGGGAAAGACGACCTGTTTATCGGTGTCAACAGAGCTAACGGATGGAATATTGAGCGCTTGGCTCCGGAGGTCGAATTTACCAGCTTTTACGATACGCCGTATTATCGGAAGGACAAAAACAAGCAGGTTTATAACAGGCTGATAGCCGAAGAGCTGAAACAATGCGTATATCTGGACAATGCCAGTATTGTCAATTACCTTCAGGAGGTATCGGTTACTTATGACGGAAACGGGACGGTTACGGCCGATACGCAGATTTTCTCTGAAGAACACGTCGGACATTACATTGTTTACAAAACCGAAACCGGGCGCGAATACGGTTATTTCCGCATAACGGAATATATATCGCCGACAAGCGTTAAGGTAGAGCTGGAATCGGAAGGATGCTATCCGAATACCTGGGGGAGATTTTATATTTCTTTTAACGAAGTAAGCGGTTTGGAAGCCTTTAACGGGCAAAAGGTTCCGGTTGTGGTTGACGGCGGTTATTTGGAAGAATTTGAAATTCAGGACGGGAAGTTGTCGCTGGGGCGCGAAGCGACGTCAATTGTTGTCGGGTACGGATACGAGGGGATTTTGAAAACGTTTAACTTGGGATTCTACGCCAACGGCAAGAATTTGCAGACGACGCACAAAAGAATCAGCGAGTTTGTTTTGCGTTTTGTTAATTCGGCCGGCGGAAAAATCGGTACGGATTTAGATTCCATGCAGGAAATTCAGTATTTTTCAATAAACGGTTTTCTTGACCTTCCGCCGTTGCCGATGGACGGAGACGAAAAACGGACGGTTCCTGATACGACGGCTGAGGAAAAATACATTTATTTGGTTCAGGATTTGCCTTTACCGCTCAATTTAACAATGATTCAGTATAATGTGCAGTTCTCATGATTGAAGTTTATAAGTACGAAGAAACGGATTTGGACAGGATGACGTTCAACCGGTGGGCTTGGCCTCTGAAAAGTAAAAAACAAATTAAATTTATCAAAAAATATCTGCTTCAGGCCTTTGCTTTTACCGTATATGACGTAACAAAAGATAAGCCGGTTGCGGTACTGGCTTTTCATTTCTACAATGCCGGAATTGCGTACGGGATGGTGATAGGGGATAAGGAATTTTCTAAAAATCCGAAGTATGCGATAATAACCAAGCGTTTTATGGCGAAACTTATAAAAGACTACAAAATTGAGTATTTGCAGACGGTAAGCGAAGATGTGCCGGAATTGAACAAATGGCATGAATTTTTGGGGTTTCACAAAGAAAAGTCTCTGCCCGGACATCTCCGCGGCAGGGATTTTATTTTATGGAGTATGTAAATATGGGTGTAGAAACGGCTATTTTGGCAGGGCTGAATGTTGCTTCTGCCATCGGTAATTACAATGCGGCCAAGAGCGAATCCAGAGCCATCGCCCGCGCCGGTGAAATCCGGGCGCAGAACCGGGCTGACGAAATTAAAAAACTGGCGGCACGACAGCGCGTATCTTATCTGAATGCCGGGCTGGAGCTTTCAGGTACGCCGGAAGCGGTTGTGAGCGATACGTACCAGACAGGAATTGACGACGTTAATGCCATTATCGGCAGCACTAATCAGACGATAAAAAACAATCTGAAAAAGGCGCGGGCGAATCTGTTGGGCGGATTGGCCTCAACGGGTGTGAGCCTTTATTCTTCCGGGGCATTGAACGGGTTAGGCAATACGGGGATACAAGAGAGCGGCGGCGGCTTTTCTTCGGGAACCGTTAACGGGGTGTATAAAGGAGGATACGGATGGTAAGGATACCGACGACAGAGCGGCAGTTTTACAACACGACGCCCAAAGTCAATACGCTTGCCGTAACGGCGGATGCACTTCTGCCGCCGTCCAAGCAATATACACAGACATTAAAGAACCAGCAGAAAGTCAAGATTGACACCAATTCAAACAAAGCGCGGGCGGATATTGACAATTTACAGCACCAGTGGCAGCTGGACAATCAGGCGAACCCGGACAATCCTAAGGCACGGGCTAAGTTTCAGGCAGGGATGCAGAAGATTTTAAACCAATATGGCAGTGAAATTGACCCGATTGCACGAATGGAATGGACTGTTGCGGCAAACCGTATAAAGTCGGCTTATGACATAGCCAACAATGACTGGGCGAGAAAGCAAAAGGCAGAGAATACAAAGCTTGACGTAGCAGAAAACATTAATCTTAACCTTGATATGGCATACAAAAACGGATTGCAGGGCAATGTTTTGGGAGGTTGGGCTAATTTGGACAACTCTTATCGCCAGCTTCATTCGTATGCCTCGGCCAATATGGGCGAAACGGAAGCAAAGGCTTTGCTTTCGGATTACCGGAGCGATTTTACGACGTCTTTTGTTAATGGCCTGATAGAAAGTAATCCCCAAGCGGCACTTGATTTTTTGGACAATGAAGACAACAGGAAAGCGTTAAAATATGAACGGAAAGTCGGCTCTTTGCGGAATTTGGCAGAAAAGCAGCTGAAATCGTACAAAACACAGATTAAAGAAGACTTTAATTTAAACAAGAGCCTCGCTTTTATCAAATTTTTGAATGAGCCGACTTTTGATAATTTGGACTTTTATGCAACCAATTATGAACCGCAGATGAGCGATGAGAAATATAAGCGGCTGGTTGAACACGTGGAATCCCTGAATAACAGCGCGGTAACTGAAAATCCCGAAGTCTTTTTTGCCGGGATTAAGGCCAATGCAGATATGCCGACAGGAACACCGCAGGAAAAACAGGCTTTCTTGGACAGCACGGTTAAGTATATTGACGGGCTGTACAGCTCGAACCGGAGCGGCAGGCTGCGCCGGGAAGATGTCGAAACGTTAAAAAAACTGTCAGTCGGCATGGTTGAGAACGAAGAAATGAAACAGCAGCTCAAGTCTCTTCCTGATGGTATGGAGTTCGGCAGGATTTTGGCCAACGTTCCGCTTCCGCAGCCTGAAATTCCGCAAATAAGCGATATTGTGGAAATAAAAGACAACAGGGCAGTTTTAAAACCAAGAATAACTTCACGGTCGGGGCTGACGCGAAGAGTAAAGGAAACAAAGAAAAAAGAGGAGGAAACAGCCGCACCGATGCCGGTTATTTACGAATCGGAAGGCGAAGCAGCGGCCGCGCTTGACGAACTGAAAGAACTTCCTGCCGGTACAGAAAACGATAAAAAGGAAGTTTTGCGATTGGCACAGGAAATATATGCGGGGATTTATACCGGGTCAATGTCTTATGATTTGGGCGATGTACAGGATTTGTATGACGAATTAAGCGAAATTGCGGCTGACAAGCTTATGGGGGCGTTAGATAATCTGCCGCAGACCGGCGTATGGGATACGGCAAAACAGTCTTGGCGGGAATTGTCAGACACCGAATCCATCGGCCCGGTTGACCTGAATGAAGACCGCAGTTCTTTTCTTCATTATCTGAAGGATGCTTTTTCACCAATGATTGAACAGGCGGGAAATATTAAGCGGAGCATCGGGGTATGGGGAACGGCGATGAAAAAAAGGGCAATGATAGAGCAGATAGAGCGGGAGACAATGCACCAAATGCTTGGGTATATGGTAAATGGAGATTATCAAGGGGCGCAGGCTGTTTATACGGATGGCATTAAAAAGGCAATTCGGGCGCAGTATCCCGATGTTCCCGATTTGCAGCGCGATGATTTGGAAGCAGGCAAGAGTTTGATAACGATTAACGGGCTTCCCTATAAATTTATGGGGTACACGTCGGATAATATTTTGGTGGAGGTACAGTAATATGGGAAACGTTATTTCGGTAATTGACGCTTTGGCAGAAGAAAAACAGACCGGGGGAAATGCCGAACCCAAAATTATGACGGCCGACTTGGCACAAAGCCTGTATGCGGGAGAACTAAGGGTTCCGGTTAATGCAAATATGCCGCGTACCGGCGCAATGACAAACTTCATGTATGGTTTGATAGATACCGCCGATGCTTTTGTAAACGATACGCCGGAACAGATTAAGATTTTAGGCGGCCAGTATGACGTCGTTATGGGCGGGCTGAAAGGCGATGAGGAGAGAATTAAGCGCGGCCGGATGAATATGGATACAGCCAACCGCAATTTGCAGTTTAATCAGCAGCAGCGGGATATGCTGACGCCGGATGCCGCGAAAGATACGTTTGGGTATGCGTTGGGCAGCGGGGTTGCCAGCTATGGGACAATGGTTATCGGCGGTTATGGAGGAAGCTCGGCCGCAAAAGCGCTGGGCGCATCGGCAAAAGCCGCAAGCCGTGCAACAGGAGCTGCCGCATACGGTACAATGGCGGCAATGGAAGTCGGCGGGGAAGTGCAGGAACGTGCAGACAAATACGTTGCAGATACCGGCGATGAGGAGTTTAAGAACTACGAACCCGAAAAAGCGTTGAAAAATCTGGCAGCGGAGAGCGCATACGGCGTAACTTCCGTTATTTTAGAAAAGTATTTGGGGTTTGGCGAGCAACGCAGGCTTTTTAATCTCGATTTGGCAAAACTGAAATCTCCGACTTTACGGGCAACGGCAAGCCTGACAAAAACCGGTGTTAAATCGGCAGTATCGGAAGCAGGAACGGAATTTGCCCAAAGTCTGGCGAATATGGGGATTGACCTGATTGACGGTACGATGGACTGGGAGCAGGTTCCCGACCGGCTGAAGCAAGAGCTTACCGGATGGGCTGCTGCTGCGGTTATTGGCGGGACAGCCGGAGTCGGCGTAGGCATATATAACCGTTCGCGGGGTATCCGGGCAATCAAGGAAGAGATAAGAGGAACTGTACCGGATGCCGATTTGGAACGGACGGCAAGCGCAATTTTTGACAGTGCGGCAGAAAAGATTGCTGACGTTGTTTCGGTCGAACTGGAATTGTCTTCACAGCTGCGGAATAAACACGGGTCGGTTATGGACAGTATGCAACGGGCTGTTAAACAGGCGGTGGATGAAAGCGGTGCTTTTCAGGATGTCGATGAGGACATGCTGGCGGAATATGTCGTTGATACGTCCAAACTCTTTGCAGACCAAGTTTTAGCGGAAGCCAATATAAGGAATGTCCCGATTGAGGAGGTTATACAAGCCTCTGATATTGTCTATGAAAATGGCGGAATCAGGCTAAAATCTCAAACGGAAGGAGGCGAATCCCGTGTTTTGGCAGACAGTTCTGTTAATATAGAGAGAGAACAGGCTGAAAAAACGGATGTTTCTCAAGAAAAATTATACCAGTTGCCGCAGGAAGCTTACGAAGCCCAAGGCAAAGCCGATATAAATACGCCGGAGTTTAAGGAGTGGTTTGGCGATAGTAAGGTTGTGGATGAGAATGGTAAGCCTTTGGTCGTTTATCACGGAACACCAAATTTATTTAGTGCTTTTGACAAGGCGTATCTGCCGGCGCCTTCTGCCAATGATCCGGGATTTTACGGGCAGGGTTTTTATTTTGCGGATTCATACCCGGGAGCATGGCGCTACACCAAAGGAAAAGGGGTTATTTTGCCTTTGTATTTGTCAATTAAAAATCCGCTGGTGCTGGACGATGTTTATAATAAGATGATGCGCGAGATTCCGCTTGAGCGGATAAAGGAGCTTGGTATTTATAAAAAAGGGTTGGAAACCGGCAAATACGCCGGTTTCTTTTTTGACGAATATGTTACCGAAAACCGGTTGAGTAAAAAGCTTTCCGACCATGCCAAGGCTAAAGGGTATGACGGTATTAAGGCAGGAAAGGAATATGTCGCCTTTGAACCCAACCAAATAAAGTCAGTATACAACAGTGGGACTTGGGACGCAAGGAATGACAATATTTATTATCAAAAAGCCGAGCAGGCTTTTTCACCAACAAATCGGGATAAAAATACTTATATAAGCGATTTACGGGCGGTTGAACGTGGGGAAGATACAAGAATAAGAGTTGGCGAACTTCCGATTGTATATAGAGAATTAGGTTTATCCGCTGGTATGGTGAGAACAAATAAGGATGTCATTTTTAAAGATACAATTGGCAAGCATGACGTTTCTCAAACTGTGGTTGATAATTTACCGCAATTATTTGCAGACCCTATTATGGTATTTGAATCTTCCACAAAAGAAAATAGATTATTAGCTGTTGTAAATGCTCAAGATAAAAATGGTAACCAAATTGTTGTCGCTATATCACCTAACACAAAAGGGGAAAGAGGTTATCACTTCATTCCAAGTTTTTATGGAAAGGATAACTTTAACAACTTTCTAAATAAAAATATTATAGCAGGTAATTTAAAATACTTAAAGAGTCCCCAGGCACTGGACTCACACCAATTGTGGCCGCAAGTGAAAACCCTGCTGAACTCTTTGAATAAAAATATACTCCAAAAATCGGATATTGTCAATAGTTTTATGCAGCAGAAACCGCAGCCCAAAGGCTTATATGACGCCAGCAAAGGGGTTATTAAGATATTTGAAAGCGCTGATTTTTCTACGTTGCCGCATGAAATAGCACATTATTGGCTTGATAATATGTGGAGTTATGTCAGAAGCGGCAATGCGAGCGAAAAATACCGTCAACGATGGAATGTCATAGCTAACTGGTTGAATGTTAAACCGGAACAAGCTGTCTTAACAAGGGGACAGCAGGAAAAATTTGCCCGCGGTTATGAACAATACCTCTTAAACGGTGATTTGCCGACACCGATTATCAAAGGTGCTTTTGATGATTATGACCGTTGGTTGAAACGGGTTTACGGCGACATGAACCGGCTTAATGTGCATTTGAGCGAAGATGCGGTGAGATTTTTCCAGTCTATGACGACAGGTATTCTTCCGCCGCCAAGGATTAGACCTTCAAGAAAACCGCGTGAAAAAATGACGACTGCGGAAAAACTGCGGGAACAGCTGGGATTGCAAGAGCAGGACAGGCAGGAAAAAGAAACAGTCAAACTGGTGGAGGAAATGGAAACGGCACGTCTGGAACCGGACAGTATTGACGCAAGGACTGTAATTGTTTCCAATATTACAGAGGGAGAGACAGGAAAAAGCCGGATATACAGCCGCGAAGTTGAAAGAAATATTGATGCGTTGCAGGAAATCGCCGATGTTGACCTAGATTACAATAAAATCAGGTTGGAAGAGCAGGCGCAAAGGGCTGCCGATTTTGTAAAAAATAATTTGGAAGATGCTCGTAAAATTATAGACGGTCGAAAATCAGCCCCCGAAAATATCCTCGATACGGCAATCCGTATTGCCTATGAACAGGAAATGCTGCGAATCGGTGATAATGCCGAGTATTTGCGTGCGCTGAAACTGCATTCCAGCTTGCAGACGCTGCGAGGTCAGGAAATTGTTGCCGAAAGGATTTCCACTAAGGATATAGCCAGCCCGACATATTGGATAAATAAACTTGTCGCACACAGAACCTATAAAGCAGCATCTAAGATTTTTAAAGGATATGCGGAAGCTGTTGGCGGAGACAGTCCGGTTGATTTGTACAAAAAAATGATAAAAAATGAGACCGACCAGATTACAAAAAAAGTTTTAGCCGAAAAGACAAGAGAAGAGCAGCAAAAGGTATTAAATGCGGAATTGAAACGCCTGCGGTATGAATATGGTACAGGCGTACAGGGCGAATTGTTTCAGATGCCGCTTGAGCCGTTAAATACCAGAAATGCAAAAATGTATGTTCGCGAAGCTTTGGACGACATTTTCGGAACAACGGTGTCGCAGGAAGAGGCGAATCAGATTATCGGAAAAATCGGAGAAATTGAGAAAAGTATTGTTAATACGCTTGATGAAACCGGCAACCCAAGTGTGCAGACGTGGCAAAAAATAAATGAGATGAATAATCTGGTTGAAAGTTTGACGCCGTCTCCGGCTTTGCAAATTGCGACATCTATCGTCGGCCGCGGGATGATGTTGTCGTCTGTAAAGTCTCCGGTGCTTAATGTTGTCAGCAATACCGAAAATATTTTAACCGAAATGCTAATTCGCCGGGCAGTAAATTCACTGGAGGGCGGAGCATCTTTTTCGGCGGTGGATAAAAATGTTGAAAAGGATTATCTGGCTTATGCCGATGATGTTTATCGGGCAAGCGGATATAATGTATCAACAACGGAAGGGTTGGACGCAGCAACGGTTACACTGGGCGAACGCAGGATAAGCACGCAAGGGGCTGGAAAATTCAGAGCATTTGCCAGAGGTGTAGAAACCGGTGTGTTTAAGTATCTGATGGGTTATCCTGATTCACGTGCAAAAGATTTTGTTTTCAGCGATACGGCGGCTTTAGAGGCGACAACTATTGCACAAAACGAAGGATTGAGCGGAGAAATGCTGTCAAAAAGAGCAACAGAACTATATAGGGATGCTACCAGAGTTGCACCGTTGACAGAAGAGGGAATGCTTATTCGTGAAAAAGCAATGATGGAGGCAAATGTTGCAACATATACCAATGATACGGCTTTCTCAAAATTTGCATTGGGGATTCGTGAAACTTTAAATAAAGTTACAGGAAATGTCCGCTTAGGCGACCAGCTTATGCCGTTTGTCAAGACACCGGCGAATGTTGTGGCTTTGGGTATGGAATACAGTATTGGCGCGGCATATCTGATTCCGAATCTGACGACGGTTATCCGTGATGTTAAAGCCGGAAAGCTATCAGCTAAATCCTGGACGGCGATTAAAGCGGCAGTAAGGAACGGATTGGGGGTTGTTTTAGCGATGCTGATTGCAATGGCGTTAGACCCGGATGATTATACACCGGACTATGACGCGCTGACGATGTCGGAAAGGAGGTTGGCACTTGAGAAAAATGCAGTGTTTAATTCTATAAGAATCGGTGATAAATATATCTCCTTAGATTATTTCGGTCCGCTTGCGGTGCCTTTAACGGCGGTTTTGTCTGCACGGAGAAGAGGCGAAGTTGCTTGGTTTGGGTATGCTAAAGGTGTTGCCTCGCAATTGCAGAAACTTCCGGGATTACAGGAGTTTTCGGAAACGGTTGACGCTATTGGGAGAGCTACAAGCAATAAACCGGAGAAGACAGTTAAGAATTTAAATAATGCCTTAATTGATTTTATTCGGGCGCGGACAATTCCTTCAATTGTTAATGATTTGGCTAAATCTATTGATACATACGAACGGGAAACCAGCGCTGGCACTTATGATAAGGCAAAAGCCTCTATTCCGGGAATACGCGAATCGCTGCCGTTGAAATATACAACAACGAGTAAAACTCCGAGGGAAACAGAACCGGCATGGAGTACCGTTTTGTTTGGTGCAAGGGTTAAAACGGCCGCTTCTAATCGGGTTATTTATGAGATAGACCGGCTTTACAAAAAAGGTGCAAAACCGACGATAACGGATGTTACACGTAGCGGAAAACTTTCTGAATTAAGCGAAGCAAAGCAGCAGAGAGTAAGAAAAGAATTTGCCAAACGCTATTATGCAGAGGTTTATACGCTTATCAGGACGAGGGCATACCGGGCAAAGGATGACGAGCAAAAAGCTGCGGCAATAAACAAGGTACGGCGGCAAATTATTGAACAGCTAAAGAAAACATATATACGATAGGTTAACTTAATTTAAATCTTTATATGTATAATAAAAACAGTTTTGAACATTCAAAAGGATAGAAAAATGAAGAAAGTTTTGTTTTTAAGCGGGATATTGCTGGCTTTTTCAGTAAACGCGTATGCGGCAGGAACCCGATATTATGTTGCAGAACCCCAGTATTATACTGCGAAAGCAAAAACTTACCATACTACAGAGGCGCGGCCGTATATTGGATTAGATTATGTTAATTCGTCGGCTGATATAGAGGGTAATGCCTTTGAAGACAATTTAAATGCAGTTGCTGTATCTGTCGGCGTCAGAATGCATAAAAACTTTGGAATTGAGGCTTTTTATCAGCAATCAGAAGAGGGCGAGAAAAGTGTACCGTATGGAAATATTAGCTTAAAGGCCGTAGATGAGTACAAAGCTTATGGTGTCGATTTTATGGGTTATCTCCCTCTTACCAATAATTTGGAAGCTTTGATGTCTCTTGGGGTTGCGTATTATGATGCTGAATCATATATTAAGCTACAGGGAATGAAGATAGGAGATGATGATAACGGCATAGGGTATAGAGCAGGTATCGGTTTCCAGTATAATTTTGATAAGAATTGGTCAGCTAGAATTATGGGACGGTATGTCGATGCAGATATTGAAGGTCTAGACCACTTTTTTGATATTACGGCAGGTGTTCGGTATCATTTTTAAAAACCTATTGACAACTGACATAGTTTAGTATAGTTTTTACTAAGATGAAAGAGTGCGCTCTGTAAGGACGCGCTCTTTTTTTATGGAGAAAATAATGACAATAGCAAACAATTATGTTCCCATTCGGCAGGAGGCTAATGGGAATACGAAAAGTTTTACTTTTGATTTTCGGGTACTGGATGACGATTATCTGGTTGTTTATCAGGAAATTAACGGTAAACAGACTGTTGTTGACAGTTCAGACTATACCGTCAACGCGCAGGAAGTGGGTGGAACTGTTGATTTTAATACAGCACCGGCCGCCGGTAGTTATATCATCATAACAAGAGATGTTCCGCTTGACCAGTTGACACCGTATCGGACATCGAGCGGTTTTCCGGCAAACAGGGTAGAAGAAAATCTTGATAAGCTGACTGCTATAACGCAGCAGTTAAAAGAATCTGTCGACCGCGCGCCGAAACTTCCGGTCGGTACGGCAGGCGTGGACGTTACTCTGCCTTTACCTGATGCGGGGAAGGCTATAATTTGGAATGATACAGGAAACGGGTTTGCTAATTCCAAAGACAATTTTGATGATATTGTGGCAAACGCGACAGAGCAAGCTAACATAGCAACACAAAAAGCGGCTGAAGCTTCAGCCAGCGCGTCAGAGGCAGCAGAGAGTGCAACAACAGCAGCTGGTAGTGCAGAACAAGCTGAAGAGGCTTGGAATAGTATAGAGATGTATAAAAAATTCAATCCATATTTTTTGAATAATGTAGATGTTGTTCCAAACCAATTCGTTGCAGATTCGACATATTCTGACTATCCTTGGAAAGCATTGGTAGCTAACGTTGATACACATCTTCCATATAAAAACGGCATGAATTGTTATGGTTTTGTAACTTTTGCACCCCAAGATGTTAATAGCGGTAATTTTGCACCAGTAGCATCTTTTGGCGTGGGTTATGTAGTGGCCGACAATACTCAAATGAGATGTTCAATTTATGCAAAAGAGAAACCCACTGAAATATTTGTCATTCCAACCATAGCTTTTTATTTGGGGAGTTATAACCAATGAGTATAGGATTTACCAATTCAGTTGTATATTCCGGCGGAGGCGGCGGCGAAACGGTTTTTGCGGTAAACAATACGGGCGCGACGGTAACAAAGGGGACGAAAGCGCTGCTAAACAGCCACCAGCGGGAAACGACGGC